TAGGATCAGGAGACACAGATAAATCATCTGAGCTTTTAGCTAAAATAGTTGAGTCAATGAATGCTTTAGCTACCAGACCTGAATTTGGTGTTTGGGGAAGTATAGACGAAGAAGATTACATGCCTTGCCCCTTGTATAAAGATATGCGAGGATCTAGCCAACCTGGAAATAAAAAGAATCCTTGGAGACACCAATATGATATTATTAAAGGTGGACACAGAATGCAGCAAGGCACAGGATCAAAGATAACTCATGTCTCTTACTCAGCAATGAAAGGTAAAGGCAAAGGTGCACAAGCAGCTGCTGGTGGTCGTGTAAAGCTATCTCTTATTGAAGAAGTAGGACTTACTGAATTAGCTATTGAAGCTTATAATTCTAATGTAAACATTGTTGCTCGTAATGGCAGACAATTTGGAGTTCAAGGTTTTTTAGGTACTTCAGGAAACATTGATGCTGTACAGGGTGCTAAAAAAATGTTTACTAACCCACAAGATTATAATTTATTAGATTATGATGATGTATGGGAAGGTATGGGTAGAGATGGTAAAATAGCTTTTTTCTTACCTGCTTACATGGTTTTACGCCAATACAAGGATCAAGATGGTAACACTGATTATCAAAAAGCATTTGCTCACATATATGAACTAAGACAAGAAGCTGCTAAATCTTCTGATAAATCAGTATTGAGAGTTCATAAAATGAACAATCCTATTGTACCTACAGAAATGTGGATAACAGAAAAGGGTCATTACTTGCCCCAAGCAGAAGCAATGGAAAGAGAAAAGGAGTTAGTTAAAAACAATAAATACCTTAATTTAGCTCAAGCCGTTACTCTTAAATGGGATTCTAATTATCCTAATGGTATTAAACATGAAATAAATTTAGAAGCTGAACCTTTTTATATTTTTCCTTTACCTTCAACAATGGTTAATTTTGATTCTTCTATTGTTATCTATGACTATCCTAAAGATAATTCACCTAATGATTTTTACTTTGCCACGCATGATCCTTATATATCTGATAATATAGATAAAGGAGGTTCTTTTGGTAGCACTCATATTTTAATTAATCCTAAATATTGGTCTGAGTATATGCCACAAACAGGACCTTTAGTAGCTACATATATTGCTAAGCCAACTAATGGACTTAAAGGTTATTATCTTGAGCAAGAAAAGTTAATGGCTTTTTACAACTCACCTATTAGAGGATTAGCTTATGAAGCTAACCGAGGATCTAATTGTAAAAACTATTATTTTAATAAACAAAAAACTCACGTTCTTGCTCTAAGACCTCAAGTGTTTGACAGGTCCTCTGTATTTCTTAATCGTACAACAGAGTATGGATATATGAGTACTAATGTTATTGAAGATTTAGATAGACTTAATGATTTACTTTTAATTTATTTACCTTCTTTACAAAAAAGAGTTATAGAAACTATTCCTTGCTTGTTTACAATAAAGCAAATTATTCTTTTTGAATTAAAAAATAATTACGATGCCGTATCATCTTTGATGATTGCCCCTAAACACATAGGCGTAATGGAACAGGAAAGAAGTAATGAAAGAGTAAATAATAGACTTAAAAATGAACTATCCTTTTTTTCAACAAACAAATATTTACAAAATTAATGACTACAATTATACAAGACAATCAAGACAAACTACGAGAAGGTATAAACATAGCTGCTGACATTATTACATCATCTATGGGTCAAGGAGGTTCTACTGTTATTATATCTAACAGCAAAGGTCTTAACATAACTAAAGATGGTGTATCTATTGCCAGAAGCATTATTCTTCCTGACCCTATACATAATGTAGGTGCACAATTATTAATTTCTGCTGCAAATGAGACTGTAAAAGAGACTGGAGATGGTACATCTCTTACATCATTACTACTTCAGCAAATGGTTAATGCTACTAAAACAATGGCTGATTATAAGTTGTTGGAAGCAGAGACAAACTCACTTAAAGAATACATTGTTTCACAAACAAATAAAGTTACTACTATTGATCAAATTAAACAAATTGCTAAAACAGCAACTAACGATGAATATGTAGCTCAATTGTTTTATGATATTTACACTAGAACTTCTTTTGACACTCATATTGAATTAGAAAGAACTGAAGAAAAAGAAACTACTATTACAGTAGACAAAGGTTATAGGTTTGAATCAGGTTTTAATAACAATTGGGAAATGACTGACTCAAATAAACAACTGGTTTATTATGAAAACCCCACTTTTTACTTGACTATAAAACCTTTACATACAGTAAGTCTTGAAATACAAAACATTGTTATTGCAGCAATTGAATATGATATGCCTCTTGTTTTTGTTGCTGAAAAATATTCAAAAGAATTTGTAAGGTTTGTTCAATTGCAAGTATTAAATAAAGCTAAAATTCTTATGTTAAATTTACCTTCTTTTGGAGAAGGTAGACAACATGAATTAGATAATATTAAAGCTTATTTATCTAGTGAACAAACTTCTTTAACTATAACATCAAATCCTTATCACACCATCATTACCAATGATGATCAGCCTTTGTTACCTGCTCGGTTATCACAACTCAAATCTCTTTCAGAATCTATTGAAGACGCTATTGAGGCTAAACAGTTTCTTTCTTATTACCATAAATTATCAGGTAATATAGCTACAGTTTGGGTAGGTGGTAAAACTAAAGAGTCTCGTAATGAATTGTTTGATAGAATTGAAGATGCAGTAGGTGCCACTAAAACTGCCATCAAACATGGTTATGTTATTGGTGCAGGTAAATGCATGGCTAATTTTGTAAACCATAATATTACTTTTTTTAGAAATGTTTGGTTTTCTCCGTTTTTAAAAATTGTATCAAATGCTTGTTTACCGGACCAAATTCCGGAACCTGAAGAAATTGGTACAAACTTAATTACAGGAGAAGCTATTTATCTTTTAGATTCAGGAATTGTAGATCCTGCACATACACTACATACTGCATTAGATAATGCATTAACTAACACCAAGTTAGTCTTAAACACTAAATACATATTACATAATGAATGATTATAATAAATATTTTCATAATAAAAAGAATTTAACAGAAGAAGATTACAGAAACAGGATTGCTGGTATAATGCCAACTACTTATTTTACTATTGATGACTTTGAAGCAATGAAGTTGTCTTATGATATTTATAATGATGATATTGATTCTCTTAAAAAAGAATTTAATAAGTGGTGTGATCCTTTGGAAGCACAACTTAAAGAGTATAATCCTGTTCCTTATCCTGTTATTCACAATAAAGTTAATGTTCTTAAAGGAGAAATGCTTAAACGGCAAGACGAGTATTCTATTATTTCTTTTTCACAAAATGCAACAGCTGAAAAATCTGAAGAACTAAAGAATTTAGTTAAATCTAAAGTTGAGCAGATGTTAAGTAATTTTCAGCAAAGGATACAGGAAGGGGCATCAGAAGAAGAAATAGCTGAGTTAATTGAACAAGAAAAAAATCGTATTACCCCTGAAGATCTAGATTTAAAAAACTTTAAAACGGAATGGGAAATATTTTATGAATTTGCTCTTCGTTATTGTACACAAACTCAACACATAAAAAGCAAAAAAGTAGAATCTTTAGAAGATACTCAAGCAGCTAATAGGTTGTTTGTGCATTCTTCATGGAGACATGGTAAGCCTTATTTACAAGTAAGAAATCCTCTTTATTTAATGTTTCATAAATCAGGATCAGAAAAGTATATAAATAAAGGAGAGTTTGTTGCTTATCGTCAAGCGCGTACTTACTCAGATATTTATCAGGAATATAAAACTTATCTTGATAAAGATACTCTTGAAAGTCTCCAGCATTCTTATGGAAGTAGAATGAATAAGAATCATTCTGTAATAGGTAATATGGGTTCAACAGGTCCTAAATATGAATTTAACACTTTGGCTACTGAATTAGCAATGTCAGGTAATAGAGGTAATACTGTTGATAAAAGTTTAGCTGAATCTCAAACTTCTTCAGGAGCTACTAATAATTATCATTCTCTTATATGGGAGACACACATTGAGTTTAAGGAATTTGAAAAAGTTTATTTTGTTTCATACAATGATGAATTAGGCAACAAAGTTACAATTCCTGCAACTAAAGATTTTGAAATACCTAAGTCAGCTAGTAAATATAAGAAAGAAAATAAATTTGGTGTAAAAACATTTTCATATACGTGGGTAGAAAATGAAGTTCAATACGATGTTGAAGAAGTAGAAGTGCCAGTAAAGCATGAAGTTGTTATTCTTGATAATGATATTTATGCTATTTACAGAAAGGTCCCTAATCAAGTAATTGATGTAGCAGATCCTTACGGTAATTTTAATTTAAGTACTTTTGGTACAGTTCTTTCTACACGTAATGCAAGAGGTATTTCACCTATTCAAAGAGTATTACCTTTTTATATGCAGTATATTTATATTAAGCATAAACAAAATAAAGAAATTGCCAAGTATCAGGGATATGTACAAAACATTGACGTAGATCAAATCCCTACAGGCTTGGGTTTAGATGCCGAAGGTAATGAAGTTAATGACCCTATGAAAGTCTGGATGACTTATCTTGAAGAAGGTAAAAACTTTTATTCTGGTTCTCAAACCAAGAATAATATGCCTGTACCCAGCACAAGAGCTCCTGGCTCTACTGCTCAAATATTAGGTACTGCTCAAGAAATATTTACTTTACAAAATTTATTAGGTCTTATAGATACTGAAATTGGTATGGCTATGGGCATCCCTCCTCAAAGAGAAGCTCAATTTGCTACTAACTCTAACGCAGCTGACAACAGACAAGCTCTTGTTCAATCATATCACATTACTGAGCCTTATATGTCAGAAATTGATGAGGTATGGAGACAAGCCACTGAAGATTATATTAAAAACTTTAGACAATGGTGTGAAATAAAACTGGAAGAAGGAGATCAAACTATTTTTAATTATACTTTACCTGATGGTACTGAGGAATTATTTACAATAACTCCTAAGATGCTATCACAAGAATCTATGGGTTTATTTCTTAAATCTAATTCTAACAGAAGAGAATATAATGAAATTATGATGGCTAATGCTCAAGCATTTGCTCAAAACCCGGAATCAGTTGAACGTACTTCCCTGCTTGTTAAATCAATCAGCACTGGTATGTCACCTGAAGAAACACATAAGCTTATTGAAATAGCTAGAAGTCAACAACAGGCTCAAATGGAACAGCAAGAAAAACGTGCTCAACAAAATCAATTAGAGTTAGTTGAAAAACAAAAAGAATTACTTGCACAAGAACACGCTCAAGAAATGGAAAAGATAGAACTTAAAGCTAGATTAGAAGGTGAATATGATGTTCAAGAAGCAAATATTAAAGCTGCTGCTCAATTAGCATCATTAAAAAATGACGTATCTGTTCTATAATACATAGTAGTCCACTTTTATTAAACAAATTATAATAAACCAAATATATTTCGTATATTTACTAAAACAATAAAATATGAACATCAACGAAAACGATGATAATGTTGTAGAAGATTTTGACCTTTTACCAGAATTACCTGAAGAAGTTATCAAATCTGAACAAAACAATTCTGAAGAAATCAATGAAAATGATCAAGAATTAGATGAAGGTTTTGTAGAAGAAAATGAGCAGGAATCTGAAGAAGAACCTGAAGAGGATTCTGAAGAAGATTTGTTTGCTGCTCAGTCTTTATATTCTATGCTCAAAGAAAGGAACCTTGTTCCTGACAAAGAGATTAATAGTTGGGATGAGCTTGAAGCAGAGATTGATTCTTATAAAGACAATCTCCCTGACCAAGTTAGAGAATCTATTATTAAATCAACATCACCTATTGCTCAATCTTTTGTTGACTTTGTTTTAAACAAACCTGAGTTGACAGAAGAAGATCTTATGACCTATTTAGAGGCTTATCAGGCTGATAAAAATAGTGGAGAGATAAGTAATAACGATGATGCTAGAAAAGCTCTTAGACCAGCTCTAGTGTCTCAATGGGGTGAATCTACAGCTGATATTATGTTGGATTCTCTTGAGGATGATGACAGCCTTGTTTATAAAGCTAAAGAATTAAGTGTCTCTAAAAAAAGTCAACTTAATGAACAAGCTATACAAGACAGGCGGCAAATGGAATTGAATAATAATCAATTTATTGAATCTATTTATAGTGAGTTCGATAACCAGCCTTGGAAAGAATCACATAAAACTCAAATTAAAGATTATTATCAATCTGGTAGAATAGATAAAACTATTCAAGATATTACGAAAGATCCTAAGTCTTTGGTTCAATTAGTTAATATTCTTAATTATTATGATCCTCAGAAAAAAGAATTTAATCTTGACACCTACTTTAATAAAGCAGCTACTCAAGGTACAAACACAATAAGAGAAAACATTAAAAAAGGACTTCAAAATAGAGGTTCTAATACAAAGGTTAAAAAAGACCAGCAAGGATTTGATCCTACAAAATTTGAGCTGGCATAAAAAATAAAATAATTTATAACTATGTCTGTATACAGAAAAACAGCATTGAGTACTGTCACTCGTTCCGACTTTGACGGCAACTATTTTGATAGTTTAACTCATGCAACAATGTTCCGCAGCTACCGCCCATTTGATTTGGGTGTGCGTTCTGCTCAACTTTATTCCAGTAAACTTAAATCTGATTTGATTAATAAAAAGTTTACGTATTTTACCGCTGCTCAAAAAAATACATTTATGCTACCTGGTGGCACTGATGATTACACTTGGCAGCTAGTTAATGATTCAGCTCGTGTATTTCGTATCACGGCTGTTTATGTAGATGCTAACTCTGCTCCTGGTAAAGGTGGTCAAAAGTTTAAAATTGCTCTTGATACTCCTGGTTTGATGAGTCCCGTTGTTATAAAGACTGAGTCTGCTAATGCACCTCTTCTTCGTATCATTGGTCAACCTACTCAAATTGGACCTAACAGCTATGAGTATGTAGTACAACTTCAGGATGGTGATGTAAATGCATCTATTCCTGTTGAGTTTCTACAAGAAAATCGTCAAATTATTGACGTCAGTACTTCTGTTAGTGACGAACTTAACCAGAAATATGGTGGTGATTACTTTGATGATATGTTTAAACTGCAATCTGTAGTTGGTAACTATGCTCGTAGTGCTACTTTTACTGATAAGTTTATTCGTACTGAAATTGCTTGTCGCAAAAAAGGTACTTCTATGCCTGCTGGTCTCACTTATGGTGTTGATGGTAAAGGTTACTCTGATGGTGCTATTGGTCACGGTTATGTGTACCAGCAAGACTTTAAAGGTCTTGGTGGTAAGATGATTCAGAAAGGTGTTTTTGTAACTAACATTGAAGCTCGTTTGGAAGAACGTCTTATGGAAGACCGTGAAAACATGATGGAATTTGGCCGTCTTGAACTTGGTAAAGATAATGATACTGGTCGCAACCGTAAAGTTGCTGCTGGTTATGCTCAACTTGTACTTGAAGGTCAATACTTTGCTCACAACGGATCACTTACCCTTACTGAACTTGAGAATTACCTCACTAACATTTTTGCTACACGTAAAAACTTTATGGATCGTACCATTAAAGTTGCTACTGGTGAAGGTGGTATGAAGTTCCTTCACCGTCTTATTGCTGCTGAAGCATCTACCCTTAACCTTGCTACGGATAATATCTTCCTGCAAAAACGTAATGGTGGTACTGTTCATGAAAATGAATTGATCTATGGATCACAGTTTACTGCAATTCGTCTTCTTAATGGCATAGTTGTAGAATTTGTTTATGATCCAATTAAAGATGATCAGACCAAATTCCCTGAAATGGCTCCCGGTAGTTTTCACACCGTTATGTCATACACTATGGATGTTTTTGACTTCGGTGTAACTGATCAAACCCCACAAGGCGCATCTACTCATTCTAACATGACTATGGTGTACCAAGATGGTGTTGAAGAATATACTCGTCAACAAGGTCTTTACGACTTTCAAACTGGAGCCATTAATGACGGTTCTGTAGTTAATTCAAGCTCTAAGGAAATTGAAATTCGTCGTGCAACCTCTGGTTCACTTGGTATCTTTGATGTGTCCCGTATTGGTCGCATTGAATTTATCCCTTCTTACGTAGCATAATATTAAATCTAAAATTCAACGAAAATGAAAAAAAGCACACGAAAAGTGTGGGTTAATCCTGTCGAAAGAATTAGCCCTCAAGGTAGAGATCGTCAATACTATGTTGTTGTAGATAAAAGTGGTAATCCCACTACTACCATGAATATGAAAAAAACCAGAGAGAAAAATACCGGTGTGATTTTTACCTTTCCTTTTAATAAGAATAATGGTAAACTTCACACTGGTCTTAGTAAATTAATTGTAAATCCTTATTATAAAATGTCTTTAAAAGATTTAATGGGTTTACTAAAAATTCACTCAGATTATATCCCACAACTAAAAGATTTTCTTGACAGTGAACGAGTCACTCATCAACAGTTTTTAGAAATTAAGCATGGAATGAAGCCAGGAGAATATAACAATGATACTGGTTTTACTATGTTTAACGATGACGTAGATATAAATAAATTTGATCAAGGTAAAGGCATATTAGCTAAACTTAGATTAGTTCTTTATGATCGTCCAAATTCTTTTTCAGATGATACTATTGAATCTGAACTAAAAATTGTAATGATTGATGCATTAAAAGATGCTAATAGAATTGCTTCTTCTAAAGACAAAGCAAATCCTGTTCAACATCAATTTTATGTATCTGAAGATAATGAAGAAGAAACTAATCACGCTAAAAAGAGAGATATTATTGAAGCCGCCATTTTCAAATTGGTTAAGCTAAAAATAGAATCTCCTGATTTTAAAGCATATCAATTTGCTGTTATTCTTAGAACTAAAGAAAACCAGACACTTGTTATTGGAGAATCTTCTGCCGAAAAAGTTAAAGCGGTTCTTAGTGATTATGTGTCTGATAATAATAGTCATCAGATTGAGCATATTTCACGTTTTACTAAATTATGGGATTTGTCTGTAACTCCTGAAGGAGCTGATAAAGTTATGGTGTATTACACAATACAACAAGCCATCAATACAGGTGTAATTAGTTACCGTAATAATGAGTATTTTTGGTTATCTAAATCAGGAACTCCTGACATGTATGATCTGGGTAATTCATTTGAAACAATATCTAATTTTTATTTAAAAGAAATGAACACTCCTGTACCTAAAGGAAATAAAACAAATACTAATTACTACAAAGAATTAGTTGATGAAATTAAAGCCAAGGGTATTAAATTTGAGTAATTTAAAAAAAATAATAAATGTGTAACATTGTAAGACTACACTCAATGTTTAAGCAAGGTGGTAATAAATATGACTCTCAAGAATATCAAGACTTTCCTGCTGAAATAATTGATGATTTTATTTATGACGGTCTTCTTGATTACATTAAACTAGCTACGACAACTCAGCCTAAAAATGGATATATGGTAGGATTTGAATCTAATCAACAAAGATTGGATATGATTCAACCATATATTAAACACGTAATTCTTAATCCTATTTATAATAAGATTAGAGGAAAACAAAAAGTTACAGTATTTAAACTTCCAGCAGACTATTATACACAAACTCAAGATGTATTTGCTTTTGATGATTGCGGTAATACAATTAAAATAGACATAGTACAGTATCAGAATCTAGAATCACATTTAAACGTTAAAGACCAACAACTTTGGTCAATAGCGTATGCTACATTAAAGAATAATGAGCTACATGTATTTTACCCTGAATTACTTGCTTCTATTGAATTGAATTATGTAATGTTACCAATGCGTCCATTTTTTGGAAATTATAATACGTTGGAAAGTATCACTACAGGGCAAACTACAATAAATTTACCAAGAGTAAATACTTTAGTTCCTGAAGGTTACTGTCACATCTTAATGGATATAGTGATAGCTAATGTATTCGGTAATCTACGAGATTACAATTTAGCTCAGTATAAACAACAACAATTAAACCTTTAAATATAAATATCATGCGTAAGCCTACTAACTCAATTCAGGCCCAAATGAAGACAAATCTAGTTTCTACTTTTAGTGGTACAGCTAGTACTGGTGCTTTGGTAAATAATACAACTGCACTTGGAATTAATAACGGAGAAGTAGCAATGCTTTCTTCTGATTTAGATGCATCTGATTACGGTTCTGTTTCTGCTACTCCTCAAGGAAATATGGTGAAACTTATCCAAGGTACACCTAAATCAAATAACACCCAAACAGTTGATGCTTGGGGTATTAGTGACCCAGCTATGGTAGAAACTACTGATGTAATTAAGGGAGCTGTTCGTAGTATTACTACTTCTAACTACTCTTCTGGTTCATTGGCTATGTCTGCTTTTTCTAATCTTCCTACTATTGCACCCAATAATGAGTATGGTGTAGTAATTGAGCTTGATGGTCGTCGTCAGGAAAATGAATTTGGTCAAAATACAGATCAAATTTCAAATACTGTAACTACTCCTCAAGTGCTTCCAGCTGCTCCAGTTGATTTTGTACTACAAACTCTTGCTACCCGTTTAAACTCACGTTCAATCCTTACAGGCTCTACCAAGCGCTTTGTTGTTCTTGGTATGTCTACGGATGCTTCAGGTGGTGGAACTGCTCTTAGTGCTCTTGTAAATAATAACTCAGTTATTAATTTCCAAACCAGTAATGGTGTAACTTATGGTATTCAGTCTACAACTTCACTTATTCGTGGTTTTGCTAAACTTATTGAATCCAGTGACCTTACTAGTGCTTCTACTATTGTTGTACTTAATGGTACAACTGCCGGTGATGCAGCTAGTGTAGACACTATTGTAGTAGTTGGTATTGATGCTACTTTGTCTGCTTACGTAGATGATATGTTTCAAGTACGTACTGATGTAGACATTAACCCATCAGAAGAACTGGAATCTGAAGGCAGCATTTCTAAAGTATATGCTTCTGAATCTAATGGAGATGGTCGTAGTATTGTATTAGCTTCACGTCACCGTGCACAGCTCAATATTCATACTCAACAGTTGACACCTTATATGGAATACTTTTCTGAAGGTTATACTTACTTGAAAGAAGATAAGAATTATGGTACTACTCGTATTGATTTTACTGGTACCGAATCAACTATTGATCACACTTATACTTATGAAAAGCAGGCAACCATTTATTGGGAGCAAGCAGAGGCAATTAACCTTACTGTAAGTACTGTTATTGCAAGTACACCTTCTGGTACTAAACCAGCTGCAATTGGCACTTTTGCAACTTGGTCAGGCGTAACACAACGCACTGTTTAATTTTAAGTAACAAAACATTTCAGGGTCGGAAGAGTAATCTTTTCCGACCCTTTTTTTGTATAAAAGTTAAACTAAATGAAATATAATAAATCACAAAGATCGAATTTAAACCAACTAGCTCTTAATAGATTTAACAACGATCAACCAAGAGAAATGTGGTTTGAAGAAGGTCAACATTTTTTTACAATAAAGCCTAAATTATCTCCTTATGCGATTAATATCTATGAAGCTATTGATTACGCAATTGAAATAGGTGTTATTAGAGGTGGTTGTTGCCCTAAAGGAATTTACGCTAACGATGAAGAAGCTATTTTAGCTGGCTTAGTAGAAGGGGATATTTATGAGTACTCAATTAATAATAATTTTGGTGTAAGTTTTACTGGCTTGCTTAAAGTTGTCAGAGAAAATATAATGATTCTCCCTCCTTCCGTAGTTGGAACAGGTGGTGTAAATGTTGTAATTGGTACCGGTGTCCCAAATCAAATAATTGGAATTTAAAAAAATAATATAATAATGGTTACTAATACCCAAACAGACGTAGATGTTGTAAATATTGTAGGTCCAGACGGAATGATGCAAATAGTTACAGCAGAACCAACAGACACTTATTACCTCAATGGAGGTAAAAAACAATCACCTGATGCCTTAAAAGCTCAGGTAGCTGCAACCGCAGCAGAAATTAAAATAGCCTATGAAAGCAATGAAAATACCAATGCTTTCACTGATGTTGATGATACTAAAGTAGATCTGATAACAGTTACCAATCCAATTAATTTGGATAATTTAGGTAACGCTATTTTCAATAGCTCACTTAATATAGAAACAGTAATAGCCAATAATCAAGATTTTTCAATATATCCAAATAAGATTTATCTTGTGCGCTCACAAGGTGTAACTGGTGATCAACAAACTATTAATCCTATTTTCACTAATCTTGAAGTAGGTAATGTTTTTGATGTAGTACTAGGAGATAATTTTCCTTTAAGATTATTTATAGATACTACTGAAACTTCAATGAGATTCACACGACTTGAAGTTTTAAACGGAAATTCAAATGCAGTTACACTTGAAGCAAAATCTCATTACAGATTTGCTTATAGATCACTTAACAACATTCTTGTAATACCTATTGAAGTCCCAAGAGAAGTTGGAGAACCTGGAGAGCCTGGAGAAGCAACTAGCATTATTGCTGGTAATAACATTGAACTTACTGGTACAGGAACAACAATTGATCCATATGTAATTGCATCTAATTCTTTCGCATCTTCTTATCAAAATGTATCTGGTACCGAAGCTGGTACACCCGTAACAGCTGTAAACGGTAGATTTTACAAAGTAACATACAGTAGTTTTGACACACCTCTTGTGTCAGTAAGTTTAAACCCAGCTAATTTAGTCGCAGGTAATATTTTTTATGTTGCTTTTGATCAAAAAGGGGCAGACCCAATAGCATTAAACTTAGATGCTGTTGGAACACAGTTTAATACAATAGATAGACTTAATGCAGCAAGTAGTGTTTACGGCATGAAAAGAGGAGAAACAGTAATGATTGTCTGGACTGGCATTGAATTTGTAATAACATCTATTACTAATACTCTTCTTGATGAAGATGATTTTGCACTTAACTCTGATCGTCATGGAGCAACTCAACAATCCATTAAGGCTTATGTAGATAATTTTGCAAGTGATAAAACTAAAGTATTGTCTATTGTTATAGGTGATGCTTTTGAAGTAAATGCAGTATTAGAAAAAAATACTTTGTATGTAATTGATGCTTCTCCATCAAATCCTGGAGGACAGTTTAAAGTAGATGGTTCTAATCTAGTACCGGGTGATACTTTTTCAGTATTAAATGTTGTAAATGGTTACATAGATATTAGTGAAAGCGGAACTAATACAATTGGTTTTACTCGCGCAGATCAACCTAATGGAAGCTCTACTAGCGCTAGATTACCTGAAAATTCTGTTCACAAATTCCATGTAAAAGAAGTTGGTTTTGGCACATTCTATTATCCAATATACTTGGAACCACTTGATGAAGATGATTTTGTATCTAATTCTAATGAGAACACAGCTACTCAGCAGTCTATTAAAGCCTACGTTGACAATCAATTAAGTGTACCAACAAAACAGAAAACAGGTAAGGCTCAGTTTTTTGCAAAGCCAGCAAGCACTGTTTATACATTACTTAATGGTGTAGGTACTTTTGATGTGACTAGCTTTGGTGATTTAAAATCAGCTTCAATACTTGTAGATAAAGTAGCTGATAGTCTTAATGATAACTTTACATTAGTAATAAAGCACTTAGATAACACAGTAAATACTTGGACACCTGATGCAACTGGATCTACTGAACATGATTTATATATCCCTCAGTTTCATATTTACAATGCGTTAACTACAAGAGGTCCTTTATTTGCTCAAGAACTTTCTGATAAAAGTTCAGATACATCTAATGGTATTGTTCCTGAAATTGAATTTGGTAATGGTGAAGTTAGATTTTTATTTAAATCTAGTGCTGCTGTTTGGTCAGGATCACAAAGAATTTTAATTCAATTAAACTTAACCTAATACTATGAGTTTTTCAGTAAAATTTTCACCTTTCTTAATGAGTCTAGGGGCTACTGGAACTTACGGTTTAGAAGGTGAATTTATAAATTCAGAACCAAGTAAAAAACCAAACGGTAGCCCTTATGAATTTAGTGACATATCTGTTGTAGGTAATCACTATTTTATAGACATGGAAGGTAAAATTTTTACTATAGTATTTAAAAATATTAATGGAGCAAATGGGTTTCCATATATAGAACTTAATAATTTACTCGGTCAAAATTTTACCCCTCAATTAGCTGACGGTATTATATCTATAATTAACCCTATTACAATGCAGTTTTACCTTACTTCAGCAGCAAGCAAATCTCTAAAAGCTAAAATTCAAAGAATTAACGTGAGAGATTTAATTATTGCTGGAGGTTCAGGGGTTAATATTTATAATGCAGATGGTACATTAAATGAAAATAGAGTTTTAACTTTAGCTGACAGTCAACTTACATTTAAAGATGGACCATCAGAAATTAGTTTTAATAAAGATGTATTTAATTTAGTTGGTGTAAACATAGAAACAACTAACTCAATAATCCAACATAGTGCAGATGGTTCTAGATGGAGTCAACACACAACTAATATTGGATCAACAGTAAAAACAAAATTATAAAATCATGGCTTTAGGCACAAATATTTTTTATTATAAAGAAGCTGCTTTAACAACTTTACAAGCATCAGCTCCTTACACAGACCCATTAACTTGGGGGCACTTTGTAAGAGACACAACAAACAATGCAGATTACTGGATTGAGCCAGGAACAGGAATACTTAAATTAAGAGATTCTGGAGGATCTAATTATACAGGATTTAATTTTCAAGGATTTTTTCAACCGGTAAGTAGCAATATTGATTCTGGAGAAACAATATCGTTACTTACTAACAATGGTATTATCTTAAGTAATGAAGTAGTATCTGGCGGAAAAGTAGGAATACTTGCCACTATTCAAGGTCTTGCGGCTGCTACTCCAGGACATGTATTCACTGTAAGTTCAACTGATGGAATTACATATGCTAATCCACTTACGATTAACCCTAATTCAAGCTCTTCTTTATCTATTGACAGTAATAATAGACTTTCTATTAGCAGCATGAGTATTGCTCAACCTTTTACTAGCACTCAAACATCAATTAGTAATTTTATAACTAATGATAGTCAACAAACAAACGTAGCAATAGGTGATATAGTTATTCTTTCTGGTGCTGGAGGTACTTTTGTAAATAATGGAGATGCGACTGGCACTGTTAGTGATTACTATCAAATCACTGTTCCTGGAAATGGAATGCAAAACTTTACAGTAGCTGCTTCCAGTGGACCTCCTCTTACAATTAGTGATGGTGGCGTTTTAAGATTTATTCAAGGTCCAGGTATTAGAGTATTTAATAACGTTAGTGGTGACACAGATATTAGATTATCCGCAAACTTAGCTACCTTAGTTACTAATGAGCCAACAGTTGCTGGGCTTCATGTAGTTACTTTTGAAGAAAATGTATATAATTATACACTTGCGTCGTTGATTCAAGGAATGACTTCTTTTAATGTTGCAGCTAATGCTAATAGTGGATCAGGAACAATTCAAAATAGCGGAACTGTAAGTATTCTTGGTGGATTAGGTATTAACAGCGTAAGATCAGCTTCACAAATAACACTTAATCTTGAAGGTAATATTGCAGCTATAGCCTCTTTAGCTACACCAGCTTCAGGGGGTAATTATCTTTTACAGCTTAATCAATCAACAGGTGTGTACAGTTATGCATTAGCTACTACTGTAACAGATACTAGTTTAGGTAATACAGATCAAACTCTTACTGGAACTAGAAATATTAATCAAGCATCTAATGCTTTAATGTTTAATGCGACTGCTGGATCTATAGCGTTTATTAATGGAACTGTTCGAATATCTACTGGAGATTTAGAAACAGTTTCTGCTACTTCAGGTCTTATACTTAAAGCAGCTAATGGTAGTAGATATAGAATTAAAGTTAACAATATTGGCGCCTTAACCTCAACTCTTGTCTAATGAAAGATCATAAATTACCTCAATCAATTATAGATTCTTTAACTGAGAACAATAATAAAATTCAACTTTTAGAAAACAATTCTAATATTGTTAAATTAAATTTGGCTCAAAATCAAATAAATTTATTACAAATTCTAGCGAACATAGAAAAATCAAAATCTTTTAATGAAGGTTTAATAGAAGGATTTGCTATTTCTAAAGAGCTAGATGTAAAGAATATTGCACTTTCTGAAGATGGGTTATCAATCGTAGAAACACATGAAAACAACAATTAACATATCAGGAGAAAATACATTAAGTAATTTAAGAGCTAATGAGCCTTATACTAATCTTGAAATTCATCAATTATATTATGCTACTGATATTAAAAAGCTTTATAGAATAAATGAATTAGGATTTTTAGTTCTTGAATCTAACCTAGAACTAGGTGAAACAAATCTTGAAGCTTATAGAGGAGATAGGGGTAAAATAGCTTACGATCATTCTGAACTAATAAATAACCCACACAATATTACTAAAGATCAAATTGATTTAAGTAATGTTGATAATACAAGTGACGCAACTAAAAACGCAGCTGTAGCTACTTTAATTAATAAAACACTTGTGACACCTACTATATCTCCTATAGGCTTTACAAATTCTCAACATACCCATTCAAGTGCTTTGTCAGGAGGTGTTATTCCAATTGTTAATACTGTTGGTACTTTGCCTGTAAGTAGAGGAGGAACTACTAGAACAAGTTTTACCGCAAACTCTATTATAACAGGAGGTATTACAACAATTAGTACTTTGCAATCTATACCTAATGGCACAGCAAATCAATTCTTAAAATCAAATGGATCAAATGTACCTAGTTTTCAAACTGCTGTAAAAGCTGACATTGGTTTATGGAATGTTGATAACACACCAGACGCGGGTAAACCTGTTTCTTTTGCTCAGCAAGATGCTTTAAATTTAAAAGCTGATTTAAATTCACCTACATTTACTGGTGCCGTAAGTCTTCCAAACAATACAATCACTAACGCAATGATTGCTGGTACAGGAGCACGTAACAATACTACAGTTTATAAAGGAGATGGTACTTTTGGTGCACCATCTGGTGATAATTTAGGTAACCACATAGCTACTCAAAATTTAATAGTTGGATTTAATTCAATTAAACACGATGCAAGTACTAATGAAGCTTTGCTTATAAATTCTCTTTTTGTAGGGTTTGCTGGTAATTTTGGAGGAGCATTTGTAAACTGGTCATTTAATGATCATCTTAGTATGCCAAGTGTACCAAACGCAACAAATTTTGATAGTAACGAAACAGGTATGAAAGTATTCTGCAAAATGAGAGAACCAGTTAGTGGTGTTGATCAAAACCGGCTTTACATTCATACAGAAGAAGACAGACCTACTTCTCAAGGTGGAGGTGCTCAAATTACAGGACCTTCAAAAACATATAAAATTGTTACTGAACAAGATTTTATTTACCGATCAAATATGAGAACATTTGATATTTTGCGGACAAGTGGTAGCTTTGATACAGAGCTTCGTACAAACATTCCTTTTGCAGGTACGTATAAGGTTCACCTGCATTTGGTGTTTCGTGCTACTGTTGCGGGGGGCGGCGTAGGCTGGGCAATTATAGCTTCAAACCTTGTAAATGCAAATAGCTACTTTACAAGGCAGGATCAATTTGCAATCACGTCCGATTGGACTACCTTAAACTTTCTGAACGCAGCAGGAAACGTTGTAGACACAAACGTTGCACTTGACTACACCGGTGTGATGGAGTTTTCAGCTCCTACAAC